ACCCGTAACCCCGGTCGTTGATAGAACGTCAGCGGAACCGGGGCGTCCTTCTGATTGATCTCAGGGTAGTAGTTGACACATCTCTGGTCATTGGCGATGCCACTTCTCGCCTGATAGCAACCGCCAATGAGTCCGAGACGAGCCATACTAGCATTATGCCGAGACGGCGCCCAGCAGCGCGGAGATCACAACACCAGGGGCAACGCATGTATATCGACAACGAGCCGCCGCCGACAGCGGAACGCCGGTGGCCCCCGCGACAGTATCAATCGTAATGCCGTTCGGGGCATACACGGTGAGCGTGCTCACGCCGGCATTGAACACAGTCTGACTATATCCCGGTGCAAGGTCCGAGAGCGCGACCCCCGTACTCGCCGCGGCGGTCGCTACCTGATTGATCGCAGCCTTTAGTGCGAAGGCACTCGCCAGTGTCGTGCCAGTGGCAACAATGCCCGACGCGACAGACTCACCGCCAGCAGCAAGCGCCGCGTTGATTGCCGAACCGTCTTGGAGGGCAAAACCAGGCTGAAGTGCCTGGGGAGTATCTGAGTAGAATGCCATCGTCGTTCTCCTTTGGTTAGTAGAATTGATCCGAGTATATATTGTAATTGTGATCCTGCATCAAGGACTTTGGCATGGACAGGCTCGGAATCTGTACATTTGCGCCCCGGAGAACATTCAACGAGTCCTTGGCTAGAATCGGCAATGGGTCGCCTGGGAACGTGGTCAGCGAGTATTTGGGTCGAAGTCTAATTGCCAAGTTGTACAGGATCGCCGCGTAGTACTCATACGGCAGATTCAACCTCGTTGCCGGTGTCGGAAAGCTCGTCGGCATCTGCTCCATCACCGAGATATTGATGGAATAGATATTTGCCTGCGGTACGGGGTAACACAGCACGTTGCCGAGGGGCCATGCTGAGTCCCAGAATATCCACCCCGGAAACGACATCAATTGCTTGAGGGCAATCCGATTGTAGTCCTCGCGGGATTGTAGCACGGTCAGTGGATAGTCGATCTGATTGGGCTGAGATAATGTCAGTTGGCGCAAAAACGCGCTTGCGACCTTCGCCGGACGGACACTGCCGCCAGTGGTCATAATCGGACTTGGCAACGCCGAGAAGATTGGCAAGTTCCACGTCGCGCCAGCGCCCGCGCCCGAAGTCGCCTGTTGCGAGAACAATGTCGGAAGCGGACTCGGAATAGCACCAGCAGCCGATACGGTAAATGTGGCGATTGCCCCGCCAGCGGTGACAGTCTCAACTGTGATCTGCGGCGGCGAACCACCAGTCGGCGGTACTGGAGTCATCTCCAGCGTCACCGTATCGCCCGGTGCATAGCCAGCGCCAGGGGCGACCAGCCCCAACGACTGAACTCCGTATGCTGCGAGCGCGTTGGTGTTGATCTGGCCACCAGGCCCAAACGTATACGATTGCGCCCCAGTGGATACAATCCCAAACGTCACCAGATGCCACACCAGCCAGCGCTCGCGCTCCCATTGTTGCAGCATAAACTGGAGGCGAGCCTGAGCCTCGGTCAAGTCGATCCCCGTAGGGTCTTGACCGAGACCCAGTGCTCCACACTCCCGCAACGCTTGCGAGCAGATGTCCCCGACGGTTATATTTGTCGGGTCGAGTATCATGGGCTAGGCCGCGGCCTTCGCCGATTTGGTACTTTGCCCGGACGCCCGACTGTCCGCGAGCAAGTTCGCGCGGGCTTCGCCGAGTTCCAACTGTTGCTTTGCAATCTGAGCTTCCAGTTCCTGGATTCTCTGATCGCTAGACATCAGCGGTGCAACGCCACCACCGGCAGCAATCGCGCGCGCGGGATGCGAATGCCAGCCCTCGGACAACAGTTTCGCCTCCTCCTCAGCATCCGCCGCGATCTTCGAGATCAACTCTCGCTGCTCCCCGACGAACTTCGGACCGAGCGGAGTTGTGATAAGTTCCGCTGGCACGATGACTTTCATCTCACCCGTCGGCGAGTACAGCATCTTGGGAAAGTCCTGCCGTTTGTACTCTGGCGAGGACTGGTTCGCCGGGTTGGCCTCGAAGAGGCCCTTGGCCTCCATTGCGTCGTAGACAGTAAATCGTTGTGCGCGTGGCATGATGGGACTCCACAGTTCTGGTTGCGTTACGCGGCCGTCCGCGGCGCAGGGGGCGGCGGCGGGACGATCTCGGGCGAAAGCGGCGGACGGCCGTCGCCGCGAGGGCGCCAATCGTCAGCGGCCCTGTCTCGTGCGAACACGCGGGGCGGAAACTGGCCCGTTTGCCAACCTTGCTCGACAGCCTCCTGCTCCTGCAGCGAGTTCTCCACCGTTCTGATCGCGCCGGGATCGGCCGAGTCTCTGTGATACATGGCCTTCGGGAACTCGCGTGGACCTTCTACTATGACTTCGTCTGGGACAAGCTGAAACTGGCGGCCGAGTTTGGCCAAATCGTCCAGCCCAGCATAAATGTTCTTGATCGCCGCGTCGGCGAGGGCTTGCCGTTGTGGCTGCCCGGCGAGACTGTAGTAGACCTGATCGTGGAACTGTTGACGGTTCATTGCAGTTACTCCTGATTTGATAAACCTGGCTCAGACTTGGTCTGCAACTATGCAAGCCCATTCTGGCCGAATCCAAAGATAGCCGTAGAGAACATCGAGGCGTGTGATCAATTGATCTGTCCCGATGAAGTAATCCGTGACCATACGCATCGAGACCCCGTCGAACTCCTCCCGCGCCGCCTCATGTACACCCTTGGGCATTTCGAGATCGGCAGTCGCCAGCGTGACAGCTTCCGGCGCATACGCGAAGTTCTTGCGATAGGTCACGCTTGCCGCGAGGCCGAGGGCCGGATTTACCGCCGCGCCGTTCGCTGGCGAGACAGTAACGGTTTGGTACTGGACCTGCTGGCCGCCGACTCCGGGGACGAGCGCGGGGTAGATCGGAATGCTCGTCGCGCCAGCAGCAACAGCCGCAGTTACGGAAAACTGTCGCAGTTGCCCCGTGGTCGCCTTGGTGATCCGGTTGACCTGATACACCCCGGCGATGGTAATAATATCACCCTGGGCAATCCCCGCCGCGAGCGCATTGACGATGAGATTGAGTCCGGTCTGCCCGGCCCCGTTCACTGTGGCCGAGCCTTGCGCGAGCGCCCCGGTCGTATGCGCGATTGAGGTCTGGTCTTTCATCCAAATGAATCCGAGCGCATCGTACATCCGGCCCGTGACGTATTGCCGAGAGATGGTCGAGGCTGGATTCAACAGCCCGGACAAAGTCGAGACAACCCGAGCCTCGGTAACCGGCGAGTTGACAATCTTGCGATTGGCAATCGGAGCCGAGTTCAGGTCCAACTGCGCCCCCGCCAGCAAGTACGTCGACTGAATCGGCGACAGCACGTTGCTGGCAGCGTCCTGATTCGCCTGAATGTTGCAAATGCCACCTTCGGACCCGGACATAATATCGACGGCAACGGCACCGGCGAGATTATTGACCATCGGGGCGAGCACGCGGCGGGAATAGTCGTCCAAGGACAGAGTCCGATCCGCCGTCGAGTAACTGACATCGACATGCTTCTGTGTTGCCAGAACGAGTGTGGTAGACTGTTCCGCAGTGTCCTGCACGGACAGAGCCGGCCCAGTCGTGACGGTAAAGTCATTGGGCAGCCGAATCCGCAACGTCGAGCCGATCTTCGCGCCGGTCACAGCGAAGCTGGAGTCATATTGCATATCGACGTTTTGTATGAAGGCGTTGCTGTTTTTCCACAGTCTTACCGCCTCTCGGGTAATCATATTGATTGTCAGCAGTGAATTAGCCATTTGAGTCTCCTGGGGCTGCGCCCCGTTTGTCAACGGAATCCTACTCCGTTGGGAATGAGTTGCCCAAGCTCAAATGGGCGAACAGCGCCAGGCGGGGCGAAGACCGTGCGGGCAAAGACGAGGCCGCAAACTCGAACGAGGTCGCGCAGCGACCAGGAACTGACAGACTAACAAGTGGACTGTCTGTGCGTCCAACGAGGCCAAAGTGAGGGCCAGGGCTCAGCGGCAGTGCCTGGTGGCACTGCCGTCAAATTACTGCTGTCGGGCGGCTGCTTTCACCTGCGCCTCACGCCGTTCCATCCAAGTCGCAGTCGCAAGTCGATCCGATCGCTCGGCATCCGCCGGGTCGATCTCCTCGTGCTGCCCGCCGCGACTGCCAATCGGAGTGATTGGCTTTGGCAGTTGCGAGAACGTGCGAGCAGCCCCGG